GAATTAAGGACAGCCAAAGCATATCTTAATGAAGCATGCTTTATGATATCCATGTATGGTGGCATTCAGGTGACTGATTTAGATATAGCCAAGCATTATTTAAGTGACTACGTAGATATTGCGACCAATTCGGCACAGCTTGTTTCTGTTATTGAGCAATATATTGACGATCCAGTCTTAAGACTCAATTGCATTAAAAAGACAATTCCTTGGATATCTGTTTGCCATTCTTATTTTAATAGGCTAAATGCTATCTTTGAAGCATTGACAATGTCCGATTATGCTTTAGAGGCGCAGGGAGCGGCAGAAAGATTGGGAAATAAGCATGTCTGGGAAATGACTGCCAGACTCAATGCCGAAGAGAGAGGAGAATTATATGAAGCAGCAAATCTCGCAAAAATTGGTTGACGCCGCGAACGGCATAGTGCGCACGACAGCGCCAATTACAAGAGATGCGCCTAAGATTGGACGTAATGAGCCGTGTTGGTGTGGTAGTGACTTGAAATACAAAAAGTGTTGCCTATTAACAGAACGAGAATATCAAGCTGCGGTACAGGCAGAAGCAGAGACTAGAGATTCACAGCCAAGACAGCGAGAACTTGAGGACTTGGATGTTGATGAACTTTTGGAGATTATCGAGAATAAAGGAGATGAACAAAATGCATAGGACGGCTTTGATCACTGGAGTTAATGGACAGGACGGATCATATCTATCCGAACTATTGCTTGCGAAGGGATACAACGTCATTGGCATGATGAGACGATCATCAACAGATACTACTGAGCGCATTGAGCACATTATTCACCACCCACATTTTGATTTAATCGAAGGCGATGTGACTGATGCGACCGGTATTCATCGTATTATTAGCAGGACACAACCAACGGAAATTTATAACCTAGCGGCTATGAGCCATGTCGGGATATCGTTTGATCAGCCAATTACTACTTTTGAGATTGATGCAATTGGGCCTTTAAATATTCTTGAAGCTATTCGACAGACATCTCCGCGTTCGAGATTTTATCAGGCAAGCACTTCTGAGCTTTATGGCGATACCAGCGAATGTCCTCAAAGTGAAGACACGATGCTTCATCCATGTTCTCCTTATGCCATTGCGAAGCTAGCCGCACACGCTTCGGTAGACCTGTACCGTCGAGCCTATAGCATATTTGCTTGTGCTGGCATCCTCTTTAACCATGAGAGTGAACGGCGTGGTGAACAGTTTGTTACTCGTAAGATCACTAAGTACGTTGCCAATCTGATAAATTGCATTGATATGCAGGGGAAATCACCGAAGAAAGGCGTTGATGTCCTGCCGCTATTCTTGGGCAATCTGGATGCCAAGCGCGACTGGTCACACGCAGCAGATATGGTTCGAGGAATGTGGCTGATGCTTCAGCAGGATAAACCACAGGATTTTGTATTGGCTAGTGGAAAGCTCGCGATGTTCTCGGATGGAAGCAAGAGATCAGTTTTGAAAATCTAGTTAAGCGTATGGTTTATTCTGACATTAAGACAGGAAAGGTGGATAATGTCGCGCCTAAATAATTTGTGGGATCAGCCGGAAATTGATTTTTTGATGGCTAATTATTATACATTAGGACCACAGAACTGTGCTGAGATATTAGGTAGGTCGCTACGTGGTATTTACGTCAAAGCTAATCGTTTGAGGTTGCACTATCAACATCAAGGGCCGGTACCCAAAAAGAGGGAAAGACTTGATGCGACTCATTGTTTGGCAACTTGTCGTCAACACGGGAAGACCAAGCACTATATCCAAGCCAAAACCAACAAAATATTCTGCATAAAATGCCGCAGGGAACATGATCGAAAACGAAAACAGGGATTTGTTCGTCAGTTAGCTTTAAAGGAAGCTAGTCGAAAAAGTAAAAGAAAGATAAGATCTACTATGCTTGGGCGATATACACAATCTTTGAGGAATGCCATGGCCAGATATCGATATGGAATAGGTGGGTGTTTTAGATTATTACCATATTCCCCACAAGATTTGCACGATCATCTTGAACGAGTTCGAGCCAAACAAAAAAATAGATGTCCTACGTGTCGTCGTTCATATATGAAAGTGGGTTTTCATGTAGACCATGTTATGTCACTTAGAAATGCTAAAACTAAAGAAGCAGTGTTAAACTTATTTGCTTTGACGAATCTTTCTTTGCTTTGTCCGTCTTGTAATATTAGAAAGGGTTAAATCAATGGCACGGCTGATATTGCCAAACTATACGGTTATTAGAGATACCAGAGAGAAGCGCGGATTTGGGTGGGAATTTTATGAACATACTTACGATAAGCGCAGACCGCCAAATTGTGCTGGTATGATAGTAGAAAAACTTGAAACCGGCGATTATAGCTTAGTTGGTTATGAAGATATTCTAGCCATCGAGCGCAAAGAGGATTTTGGCGAAATTTGGATGAACTATGGTAATCGACAGAGATTTGAAGAAGAGATGGAACGAATGTCGAAAATCAAGCATGCTTATATTCTAATCGAATCTCAATTAACGCCAGACACATTGGATTTATCGCCACCACAATTTTCGACCAAAGCTCCTGGCAAGGCGATGGTACGATGGCTATTGTCGCTAGGTATTAAATATGGCGTTAACATTATGACGGTTGGACAATGTGGTAGGAAAATAGCACAACTTATTTTTGAAGAAGTCGTAAGAGCAGAGAAGGACAGATGGATACCTCAAGCGAATACGGTGGTTGACGATGGTAGCGCCAAAGAATAATATTGATTTGAACGATTTGCTATATGGAGACGAGGGCAGATATGGCTACTTATTCCCATATAGAGAACGTGTGCCAAAAATTACCAGACACATCTTTGGCGATCTAAGACACAGCAAAGATCCGATTAGTCATTTTGTCGGCAAACAATTACTAGATCCCGCGCACATTGGCTGGACAGTCAAAGTCATTTTGGGTTTGGATCTTTTCCCGGTTCAAGTAGCCATCTTACGGGCAATGTGGAAACATCCATTTCCGATGCTTATCGCTTCTCGTGGTGGCAGTAAAAGCTTCATGCTTGCCATCTATGCCATAGTACGGGCACTCCTAGATCCGGGTACCAAGATAGTTATTGTAGGCGCTGGCTTGCGACAAGCTAAGTTGGTTTTCAATTATATTGATTCAATTTGGCAATCAGCGCCAGTTTTACGAAATATCATTGGCGGCGGCAAAAATGCTGGTCCTCGTCAGAATGTAGACTTGTGTTATTTCAAAGTTGGGGCTTCTATTATTTATGCCCTGCCCATGGGAGATGGAACAAAGATCAGGGGATTTCGGGCGAACGTGGTTATCGCAGACGAATTTGCCTCGATTCCAGAAGATGTTTTTGACATTGTCGTCCGTGGTTTTGCGGCAACTAGTAAGACGCCAGTAGAAGCAGCCCGCAGATTATCTATCGAAAAACGTCTAGAAGGTTTGGACGTGCCAGAAGAGATTGGTAATTTAATTGCTGAGGACAATCGTAAAGTTCAGGGCAACCAGATTGTTTACTCTGGAACCGCATATTATGCTTTTAATCATTTTGCCAAGCGATATGATATGTGGATCAAGATTATTGAAAGCTGTGGCGAGCCGGACAAAGTGGCAGAAATTTTTGGTGGACATAATCTTGTTCCAGACAATTTCGACCACAAAGATTATGTTGTCATACAATTACCGTACACGCATCTTCCTCCTGGTTTGTTAGACGAAAAACAACTAGCCCACGCAAAAGCCCTTTTGCCCAAAAATATTTATCTTATGGAATACGGTGGCATCTTCGTCAAAGATTCGGACGGTTTTTATCCGCGCAGTCTCATCGAAGCCTGCACTGTCAAGCCATCGCAACCATTCGCGACAGCGGATGGTCCGGTTATGTTCACGCCTCTTATGCAAAAGGCCAACAAGTGTAAATATGTTATTGGTATTGATCCAGCCGCAGAACAGGATAATTTGGCAATTGTAGTTATTGAGGTTTGGCCAAATCATTATCGAGTTGTTTATTGTTGGTCCATCAACAAAAAGGAGTTTAGGAAGCGCAAGCAAGAAGGACTTGTTACTGATGATGATTATTATGCCTATTGTTGTTCTAAAATACGCGCAGTAGTAAAAAACTTCGGTCCTATCAGTATTGAGATGGATAGCCAGGGTGGTGGTTATCCTATCTCTGAGATGTTGCGAAATAAAAAACTTCTCGAAGAGGGCGATTTTCCTATTTACGAGACTATTGATTACGACAATCCCAAAGACACTGATCACGAAGAAGGATTGCATATTTTGAATCTCATTCAACAAAGCAACCCATTTAATGCAGAAGCTAATATTTCTTTGCACAAAAGTCTTGGAACGAAGCGATTGCTATTTCCAGCATTTGATACTGTTAAGATGCAAGCTGCACTTATGATCGAAAAAAGCATGAATATCACGTTCGATACCTATGAGGAAAATGTGGGCAACATCGAGGAATTGAAAAATGAGCTTTGTACAATCCAGATGAGCGAGACGGCAACCGGCAAAGAACGGTTTGATACTCCAGCAGTAGTTTCCGCTGGTTCTATTGAGGGACGACCGCGTAAAGGTAGATTGCGTAAGGATAGATATACGGCGCTATTATTGGCTCATAAATACATTTATGATAAGGACGTAAGACCAGACACGGAGATCGACTACGAGGATGTAGCTGGCAATATAGCACAGGTCAAGTCAGACAACAAAGACGAAGGGCTTTATAAGGGTCCAGGAGTTGGTCAGATGCGCAATGCCAATTGGGCCAAGACAGGGCGTGGGGGCGTTGGGGGTATCCAAGACGGCAAAAGGATCTAGTATAAAATAAGGTTTTTTATATTATACTTTACAGTCCAATTGGTGTATAAAACAATTGAATTAACAGTGCGACTGACCCAGAAAGGACGTTTCGATGCCGAGCAAAAAGAAAAGTGCCCAGGCGAAGATACCCACCAAGAAAGAAACCCCACAGCAGCCGCTATACACGCAGGGAGACACTCAGTTTAAGACCCACGCTCTCCCCAATGTATGTCATGTCTCGCAAGGCGCGGTAAGTCCCAAGCTTCGATCGGGCCATAATCGACACGATACTGATTATTACCGCCCAGAAGATGCCATACCGAAAACACACCATGAAATTATGGCGGCTTGTCAAGCGATGTATCGCAGAATTGGTATGGTTAGAAACATTATCGATCTGATGGCTGATTTTGCCAGCGAAGGATTAGATCTGCGGCATCCAACCAAAAGTCACCAAAGATTTTATCGTAAATGGGCAAAAAAGGTTAAGCTCAATCAAAGAGCCCATGATTTTATGCGCTATCTCTTGCGAGATGCCAATGTTATCATTCGACGCAAAAAGGCAAAAATCACTTCTCCTGTTAGACGAGAACTGATGAAGGCAGAAGATGTCCTTGGTCCATTGAATGAAGAAAAAACTGCGGATAAACCGGCGGATCTTGAGCGACTTAAGAAGCGCCAAAAGACGACAAAGAAAAATGAGATTCCGTGGAAATATACCTTCTTGTCGCCTGTTATTATTGAAAAGGTTGGCGGACAAGTTGGTAGATTCTTTGGTAGCGAAGCATTGGCTATGCGAATCCCAGTAGAATTAGCCAGATCAATAACTGATCCCAAAACCGATGCTGAGAAGAAATTGATCGAGGGCGTGCCAGACGAGGTAAAGAAAGCGGTCAAAAAGGGAAACAATTTAGTTTTACTTAATCCCGACACCATGTATATAGAATATTACAAGAAGGATGATTGGGATGACTGGGGAACACCATTTCTGTATGGTGTACTAGAAGACATTCTTTTGAAGGATAAGATGAAACAGGCAGACATGGCTGCCTTGGATGGCGTGATCAATACTATTCGCGTATGGAAACTCGGTGATCATACGCAGAAGATTTTACCGACCACTGCTGCCGTCAATAAATTATTGGAGATTCTACAATATAATGTCGGTGGTGGCTGCAAAGATATTGTTTGGGATTCGATGATAGACTTAAGTATTGAGTATCCACCTACTGACAAAATCCTTGGCGCCGAGAAATACGTGGCTGTTAATCAAGATATTGTTCGCGGCCTGGGTATCCCGGATTCTCTTGTCGGAGGCGTTGATCTTGGTACAAGGAATGCGGAAAGTGCTTATGTACAATTGAAAACGCTAGTTGAAAGACTAGAATATATTCGTGCTAGATGTATTGAGTGGATTGAACATGAATTGCAAATGGTAGCCGATGCAATGGGATTCAAGGAAATCCCAGGCGTGGTATTTGGAACTATGTCGCTGAGAGATGAGGCAGCAGAAAAACAACTGATGATTCAGTTGCTTGATCGTAACGTGATTTCTATCGAGCGCATTCATAAAGTATTTGGACAGGATTTTGCTATTGAGCTTGAGAATCTTAGGACAGAACAGCAAATACGAGAAGGTGAACCAAAAATTCTTGAAAAGACTAATCCATACTTTAGATCTCATACTAATATGGACCGCCAGAGTGACCATGCCATTGAGCTACAAAAGGTCAAACATGGACAATATGATTCTTCTGTTGATTACAAGGGAGATCCAATGCCAGTGGCGCCAGAACAAGAAACATCAGACAGCCCAGGCGGGGAGAATGGCGGTGGGGACAATCCATATGGCGATCAGCCACGTAATGAAGAGGAAAGGGAAGCCGGTCGTCCTCCGAACGTAAAGGAAACCAAGCCACGAGATCGCAGGACAGAAAAAGCGCTTTCGGTGTATAAAACCATGGCTGAAAATTATATAGCACAACTTGATTCTATAGTTGATCAGTCATATTTGATCAAGTGTGGTGCTAAGTCGGCTAGGTCGCTAACCAAGGATCAGGCTGTTGAGCTTGAACGAACCAAGCGGGCGCTGCTTTCTGTTGTCATGCCGGGTGAGGAACTATGTTCCGAACTACTCCAGGAGCGTGCGTCTAAGAATCCAGCTAAGGTGGTTGCGGCTTTAGAAGCGATATTTAACGAACTGTTGGACGAGCATGCGCAAGTCTGCGGGAGAAAGCCGACACTGAAGGAACGTAGATCATTGGCTGCATCCGCATGGGCAGTATTTTGGTTGAATCCAATTGAGAGGTGAACTGTTGTCACAGCGATGGACGGATGAAGATGTTCAATGGTTTCGCGAAAATTATCCCATATATGGAGTGGATTATTGCGCTGAACAATTAAATCGAACTAAAAGCGCTATATTTAACAAGGCTTTTGAAATAGGCTTGTTCTCTGGGTCCGGCAAAAGAAAGTTAAAGCAGCGTAGAATTATTTGTCGTCTGGGTGATAATCGAGTACTTGTTCAATGCAAAAGACATGGCAAGACAGTACATTATGACTGGTCGGGTAAATCATTGAGATGTTCTAAGTGTGCTCAGGAGTATTATAAGCAGTGGAGAAAAACAGAGAAAGGAAAAATACTTCGCAACGAATCGTGCAATAAACGCCGACGCGATCCATTGGTGAATTATGCCGATCGATTGAGAAATAGATTAAATCATTGTTATCGCTGCAAGAGCATATATAAAAGACAAGGTTGTTTTAGACATTTGTCTTATTCTCCACAACAGCTTTATGATCACTTAGAGAAAATCAGGGCTATACAACAAAATAAATGTCCTGTCTGTGGGATAAATTATGATGATCAAGATTTTACTATTGATCATATTATCCCACTAGCTACCGCAATTAACGAAATGGAGATATTGAAACTTTTTGATCTTGATAATTTGTCCTTGCTGTGTTTATCTTGTAATAGTGCTAAGGGCAGTAAGGTTTTGATAGGAGGCTAATTGTGGATTTTGATATGTTATTTGATGCATTGGGGACGTTTGGTGATCGTTCATGGCCGGATGCGGCCTTTATTATTGAAAAGGGGGCGGAAAAAGATAAAGAGGGAAAAACTCTTTCTAAATATCGCCATCTGCCGCACCATTCAAAAGGTGTCAAATCTTCTACCGAACATGGTAGCGTAGATCTTCCACATCTTAGAAACGCTTTGGCTCGTGCGAACCAAGTCAAACCAGTTAAGGAAGCTGCTGCTTCGTATCGTAGTCGAGCAGTGGCACATCTTAATCGGCACGCGAATGCTTTGCTTAAAACGCGCAAAGGCAAGGCTGGCTATGAGGAAGTTCAGGCTTTATTTGAGGAATTTAAGATTCCGTTTGAGAAGGGAGAAGAATAATGGCTATGGTTAATATTTCTTTGGATACTAAGACACGACAGGTGGTGCTTACTGTTAATGGTGTATTGGTGTCGTGTGAATCATGTGGGATTGACAAATGGGTTGATAGTGAGGATGTTGAACATCTCTCATTTCATTACACAATCACCGACGAAACAGAACAGGGCATGAAAGAAACACGCAGGTTCTATTTGCCAGAAGCATCAGTCGGGGTTTCTGCCGAAGCTGAAGGAGAGGGCGAAAAAGAAGAAGTCGTTGAGCCAGACGAAGAGACGGGTTTGGTCAGCGAAGTAGTGGAACAGCCCATTCAGCCAGACGACGAAGACATTCAGAAGGATTTGAAAGACGTTTTCGGTCAGCCATAAAGTAAGAATCCGTAAATTACCTCCTGAAAGGTCATTAAACAGTGGGATCTTTACTTTTTTATGGTGTATAAATATACGATGGGAAATCTTATGCATACTCTTGCTCATATCTATGCCGCTGAACAAGAAGCTGGTCTTGCGGACCAGTTAAAGCGTTCCGGGTCGGTCGCTACGGTAACAGCCCCCATACAACTTGGTCCCAAAGCTGATTTTGCCAAAGTTCTTGCTTTTTTGCAACGCAATCTGGCTTCTGTGCAGTCAATCGAAGAGCTTATTGGAGATGACCAAGCAGACCTATCCCTTATCGTGTCTGTGTTGGCTAGCGTAGGATGGAACGACAACGACGATGTCTTTACGCCCGCAGAGCTTTGGAAATCAAGGGGTACCGCAGCCCATAAGCCTATTAATGATATGCATGACGAGCAAACGATTCTAGGACACATGATTGAAAGTTATGCAGTTGATAAGTCGGGCGACAAGTTAGATGATATGCCAGACGAAGATTTTGATGTCGAAGTAGCTGGCGTACTTTATAGCGGCCTCGATGAATTGGCCGAGCGCGTCGCAGAGATTATCGCCAAAGCTCAAACGAACGAGATTTTTGTTTCAATGGAAGCATGGTTTCCTCGTTTTGGATATGGCTTGATTGATCCAGCGACAGGCACGACACATATCGTTGAGAGAGACGAAGCAACTGCATTCCTAACTAAGCATCTTAGAATTTATGGTGGCACTGGTGAATACGAAGGATATCGTGTTGGTCGGGTGCTGCAAGATTTTGTTTTTGGCGGAAAAGGGATTGTCGATCAACCGGCAAATCCTGAATCGGTCATTCGGGTAGCTGCCATTAAGGCGGCTGCGTCGTCTAGTTTTGAGAACACTAACTTAGAAACTTTATCGGAAGGGGGTGTCACAGGCATGACTGAAAAAGAAATTCAAGCACTTCAAGAGGAACTTAAAACGGCTAAGGCTGGTATTGAAGCAAAGGATGCTGCAATCGCGAAACTGACCGACGAGTTGGGGAAAGCGAGCGAATCGGTATCTAAAGTTGAAGAACTGACCGGTGCTGTTGCTGAAGCCGCTGAAAGGATTAAAGCTTTAGAAGACGAAAAGGCTGAAAACGAGAAGAATTTGGCCGAAGTCACAGAGCGAGCAGAAAAGGCTGAAGCAGAGCTTGTCGAGATTCAGAAGGCAGCGAAAGCCAAAGAGCGACTTGTCAAACTCGCAGAAGTACGGGAAGTTGAAGACGAGAAAGCTACTCTGGCAGATATCGCCGATATGGACGATGGCGAGTTCGAGCGTCTGTTGAAGTATGCTGGTCCTGCCAAGGCTGAAGAAGAGGAACCGGAGAAGGAAGAGGAAGTAGAACCGGAGCCAGAAAAGGAAGAAGAAGCTGAGGCTAAGGAAGAAACGGAAGCTGCTACAGCAGCATTGGATGATGTTGATGAACCGAACGAGCCTGATTTCCAGGGCGGGAACGAAACCCCCGAAGAAGTTGAGGCTGAAGGCTTTTTGGCGCTAGCGCATGGGCTGCTGGGCCACGAACAAGAAAAGAAAGAATAAGGGGGTGAATAGGCATGGCTCTTAAACCGGATATGTCTCACAGTCGTTCGACTGACATTTCTCAGCGTTGGTCGGAATTGACTGCGCAAAACACCCAAGCAAAGGGTGGTATTGCATGTGTTGAATCTCAGGGTTCTGGTGTAGCTCTGGGAAGTGAAGATAATGTGGTTCAGTACGCTGCTGCTGCATCTGGCGCCGTACCGAAGGGTATTCTGTTGCAAGATATTAATCCTGCACTCCCTGCTAATCGGGCATTTAAGAATTTCCACAACCAGGAAGTTTGGCCCGGCGAACCAGTTACGCTTCTCGCTCGTGGTTGGATCGTGACCGACATGATCACTGGTGTGCCTGCTGTTGGAGGCGTTGCTTATGTTGGTGCGAGTGGACTGCTCGGTGTCAGTGATACCGGCGGATGTGCGGTCGTTGGTCGTTTTGAGACTACCAAGGACGCAGATGGTTTCGCAAAAGTCTCCATTACTTTACAATAGAAAAGGGGGTGAATGAGGATGAGTCGCAAAATTCAACAACCTACTGAAAAAATGCTTCAGTTGCTTCGGCGCACTGGATCAGATGATAGAAATGAAGCCCTGGCCGCAATGAAGGCTTTGGCACAAGCACTTGAGATTCCGTTGCGTTCGGCGTTGCTGAATGGGGATATTCTTCAGGGCATCTTTGCGCCAGAAATTCTGGAACCAGATGCTACGGCAGAGTATCCATTGGATTTCTTCCAAAGTGGTCAAGAGGATGATTATGTCGCCTATCAGATTCCTAGCGTTGGTGCTATTCCAATGCGAACGATCGTCGGCGATGCAATTACGATCAACACCTATGACGTTGGAAGTTCGATCGATTGGCCTTTGAAGTACAGCCGATCAGCCCGTTGGCCGATTGTAAGACGTGCTATGGAAGTACTTGAAGCTGGCTTTGTTCGTAAGATGAACACTGACGGTTTCCGCACGGTCATCGCTGCTGGTGCTGGTAGAACTGATTATCTTGGTGGTGCTCCCCTGGTCTACGATAGCGCCGCTACTGCTGGTCAATTCACGAAGCGACTGGTCAGCTTGATGAAAACGAGCATGGCTCGTCTTGCTGGTGGTAATAGTGCTTCTCGTAGTCGTGGCGTCCTTACTGATATTTTCTTGAGTGTCGAAGCTCTTGAGGATATTCGCGAATGGGATCACGACGATGTCGATGATCTGACTCGTAGAGAGATCTTGATGGCTAGCGACGAAGGTGGTCCATTGGCCGGTCTTTACGGTGTTAGATTCCATCCCATCACCGAGCTTGGTGTTGGACAGGAATTCCAGAATTATTATACCAGCACATTGGGTGATTCGATGGGTGCTTCGGACGAGGAGATCGTCATTGGTTTGGATCTGGCTCAAAATGACTCATTTGTCATGCCAGTGAAGGAAAAAGTGTCGATCTACGAAGATCCCACACTGTATCGTAATCGTAGGGCTGGTTTCTACGGCTGGCAGGAGCATGGCTTTGGTGTTCTGGATGCTCGTCGAGTATTGCTCGGCAGTTTCTAAGAGACGCTTGAGGCTGTAGTTCTGATCAAATAAGAGCTAGGGATGCTATATCCCTAGCTCTTTTCTTTTGCGCCTACCGAATTTGGTCTCAAATGGTGTATAATCTATTTGTATAGCTCATGAAAGGTCTTTACCTGTGCTTTTAACCAGGGAGTAAAAATGCGATTATCAGATGACCAGATTGTGCGTTTGTATCAAGATGATAGAATGAGTTGTGCTGAGATCGCACGACGAGATGGTAGGAGCGAAACCACGGTCTATCATATTTTGAGAAACCACAACGTAGAACTTCGCGATCGCTCAGAAGCAAACCAGATTTTCCCCGACATCGTTATTATCACACTATATAATGTCGGCCTCTCCTGCTCCCAAGTCGGTAGACTTCTGGGAATCCATCCTTCTACAGTTACCAAGCGATTACATGTTTGCAATTTTTCGCTGCGAGATAGGAACACGGCCAATGCTATTCGCTATACCGAAGAGGAATTTAAGAAATATTTTTGCAATCAGTCTGTTGTCAACACTTTACTTGAGTTAGCAGGTTCGTAATATGGCAATTTATACTGGCCCATGGTATCTTAGTGGATTTGATTCATCTGATTGGGAGACGGACGTTCAGTGGGGTAGTACCGGCGTAAATTGGGGCGGTGCGCCAAATTGGTTGACACTTAATTACCAATGGGCAAATACTGGCAATTGGCCCAACATGGGCCAATATAGAGTTAAGTCCAAGTTCGAACTTAAGGGCGATTTTGAAATTAGGTTTTACTGGAATCGATATGAAGAGGGTTCATATTGGGACACGCATGTTAAAGGTTTTGCTGGCGTTTATCAGGAAGTGCCACCGAACAATCCTGTCGGAGATTTATATAATCATAATCTCCGCATTTTTTATGATTGGCAAAATGCTTATCTATTCCATAATAACACGCACTATTGTCATGAACTAATAGATACGCCCATGCACGCTGGCTTCAGTGCTCAAATTTATACGATTCGCAGACGTGGCGATCAAATTAAGATTTACGCCAGAAACACCTGGACACTCCCAGCAGAATGGCATACGCCAGATGCCGAGTACACATTAGAATCTGATGCGCCGTTATATTTTGAATTTGCTGAAGCGGATGGCACAAGCAGTGCTGGCGGAGAAAGCTCATACAATGACTTTTCATATTCCAGCGATGGTATTACAGAAACGGCAACATGTTACATAGAGGGTGGTATAGACAAGACGGATTACGATAGCTCATTACCCCTGTTTATCTGGGGCATGCCGCATCCACCAACAGGTCATCTTGGAAGCCTTTCGTTATACACAGGGGGTCCAGGTGTCGAGAACGAGGGTATGACTTTGGCTATACGAGGCGTTGAGTCGCCGATCTTTTATCACTCTGAAATAAGCGAGCAGTCGATTATTCATGATCACGAATATTTTCCGAAAGCACCACCGGCTATAACAGAAGAATTCGAGTCTGGTGGAACTGTAACACTTAGTTTGTGGACGGCGGAAGGACGATTATCGGTAGCAATTCTTTCAAATGTATGTGAAGAAGTTGGTGATACTGGTGTTTACTCATGGTCCACGGCGAACATTGCGGTATTACCAATTGTAACGATGCAATATATGTGGGCTATGACCGATGGCACGACAACCAAAGCTGGGCACTTTAGGTTGACTGCTCACGAAGCAGAAACAGGCAAAATGCCGAGACCGGGAGAAGAAGATACTTTCATCCGTAGGCTTTAGGAGGTAATAACATGGTGGTATATGAACATGAATGGTCGGTCGATGAACCACCGGCAATTGTTGGCGAATTGGTGACTGGACTGCCGAGCGTTAATATCGAACTGTGGGAAGAGGATCGGCCAGTGACGATTGGTGTGAGTGGTTGTCTTGAAATTGGTGATACTGGTAGATATAGCTGGTCAACAGCTAATCTTG